GATGTTGCGGTTGGCCTTGCTTTGCATGAGGCTGGTCATACGCTTCTTACTGATTTCGATGCGGTTAAGCACGCATACATGAACGTGCCAAAACAACTATGGAAACTCTCCGATTCGAAGAACATTCGGAGGGGGTCTATGGAAAAGTTTATGTATGGTATTTGGAATGTGATTGAGGATCGTTTCATTGATACTTATGTGTTCGGCGAGGCTCCCGGGTATAGAGGTTACTACGCTGCTATGTATGAAGAAATGTGGAATTCCCCAGAAATTGATGCGCTATTGCAGAGCGATAACTTCCGTTATCCTTCTCTTAAGTCCTATGACTTCCGCATCACGAATTTCACCAATGAAAACACTGACTTGCTCGCATTGCCACGACTGGAAGATATTGCGGGGGAGATTGACATCAGCGGAATCCGCCGACTTGAAACCACTAAGGACCGAATTGAGTGTTCTTTCAAGGTAACGGAGATTGTGTTGGATTGCTTAGATAAGCAAGAGAAGTTTGAATCCAGTGGTCAAGGAAAGCCCAATAGACGAAAGTTACAAGGGCTGGCTGATCCACGGGATTTTTTTGATTTCGGGGATAGCGAGTCCAAAGCCAATGAATCTGGTGGGGATGAAACTCCAGAGCAAGGGCAAAAAGACGGTTATGGACAAGATGAACATGGAGAGTCCAAAGATGTCGGCACGGAGATGGTAAAGGAAATGCATGACATTTTGACCGGCAAGGATAAGCACCCCGAAATCCTTAAAGATAATGAAAAGGCAGTTAATCAGGTTGCCGATGAGCCTTTAACCAAGGAAGCGTTGAAGGAAATCGAAGACGTAATGGAAAAACAACGCAAATTCCTTCGGGGAGACGTACCGAAAGAAGCAGTTTCGGACTACCAGAAGGCACTTTTGGACCTGATTGAGAAGCATGGCATCATTATCGTGCAAGTTGAGGTTCCGATGGTAATCGGCGGGAATGCTGAGGCATTCAAGGTGGATTGCGTCGTGGTTCATAAAATGTCCAAGGAACTCGTTTTAAGCGGCGACGGGATGTTTCCTATGTCGGGAGCCATGAAGATGGGAAAAGACGCTCCAGAGCCTCCTGACGACGTTGCCGAGGCTGTTAAGAAGGGTATCCTATTGGGGACCAAGCTGGGGAGAAAACTGCAAATTCGGGCTGAGGTTCACCCCGTAAGGCAGATTCGGCGTAGGTCCGGTAAAATTAATCGTAGGCAACTCCACGAAGCCGCTTGGGATGCCGAAGATTTGTTTCATAAGATACAGATTGAACAGCGTCCAGAAGCCAATCTCCACATTACGGTGGATGCCAGTAGTTCTATGGCGGGAGAGAAGTGGATTAAGACTATGACTGCCGTGGTGGCCATTTGTAAGGCATCGTCAATGATTGATAATGTCCATGTCACGGTTTCATTTCGCACGACACAGACAACGGGGAGTACTACTCTCCCGTATATCGTATTGGCATATGATTCAAAGATTGATAAGTTTAGTAAGGTTAGAACCCTTTTTCCATATCTTGTGCCGAATGGATGCACGCCCGAGGGGCTTGCTTTCGGGGCGACAATGAGTTTATTCGATGGAATTACGCCGGACGAAGAAGACAGGTTCTTCCTCAATCTTTCGGATGGTGAACCGTATTTTCATATGGTTGCACCCGAAACGAAGATGGCATTGTCATATAGTGGTGATTGTGGTGCCTCGCATACGAAGACTCAAGTGGATAAGATCCGTCGCCTCGGGGTTGAAATTCTGGCTTATTATATCGAAGAGTCATGGCGTTCGCCAAAAAACAATGGCCTTACAATTCAAGCCGAGTTTAAAAAACAAATGGATGAGTCTCCAAATCGGGTCCAATTTCGAAAGATGTATGGAAAGAATGCCAAGTTTATTGATGTCAATTCCATCGTAGATTTGGCCAAAACCATCAACGGATTATTTTTAACAAAGCGGGACTAAAAAATGCTTGACATTTTATACTTGTTGGTATAATATTGACGGCGATACTCGAAGGAGTGTGTCCCGACATTACATAGTTAACTCATATGAAACAAAAGAAAAACAAAACCAATCAAGTTGTAACTTGGCCTACAGCCACGTTATTCACCATTAAAGAACTGCACCGTCTTAACCCCAAATTTGTGGAAATCACCCTCCGGGTAAGATTAACGAAAGCTATTGAGTCGGGCAGGATTGCCGAAATTGGTTCCGCCCCTGGTGAAAAAGGCCGACCCCAAAAAGTATTCTCGTTGACGCCAGTTACCCAGATTACCCTCAATCGAGCAAGGTCCGAGCAAATCAACCTTGTGGACAATGCCGACAAATTGGTTCAAATGGTCTCGGTGACTAGTTCAACCCTCCGCCCGTCTGTCAATCCGGTGAGCAATCCAGTTCCGGTAACAGCGTAAAGAGACAATCTTGATGCCGTATATATGACGACAAAGCAGGAGAAACGGAAAACACTTAAAAAGTTACGACCACGGGTCTATCATATATACGGCATTTTTAATTTCAATGTCAGAGAACTCGTTTTTGTTAGTCTCGATCCGGAAGAGGTAGAACTCAAATTCGATATTGAGGATTACGATGAAAATTATGACATCGTAAAGTTTCCAGTTTCTATCCATTAGTAGCGGATGATGTACTTGCCTATTGTGGAAATAGGCCCGTTGTAGGTTTGGATTTTCTTAAATCCATCCGTTCCCAATATGTAGGAGTAAATTCGGATCTTGGAATCTGTACTTACATTCATTTCTTTATCAATGTGTTTGAGCGCATTGATTACTATTGTTTTCGATCCCCACATGCAAGGCACGTTGAGGTTCTTGTCGAAGAGGACGCAAGTATTCAGGTCCATATAGTAGATATGAAACACTGCTCCTTCAAGTTTCTTTTCTGGGTTCCAGACATTTTGGGCTAACATATACCTATAAATAGTAGTTAAAATAAGTTGCACGCCTATTGATAAAGTGATAGAATGCGAGCCATTATGAAGAGGAAGTATGGGTAAAACATTTCGACGAGATAAATCATTTCGTCCGAAGTCTCACGGACGGACTTATAACAAGGACTTTCAGCCTTGGAAGAAGGGTCAAAAGCCTAAACTTCCACAATCTGACGAAATTAAACCAGATACAAATTTACCAGATCCATGACATTCTTACTCATCATTCTAGTTACAGTTATTCTCGCCCTCGGGTATCTGGTGTTTGCCCAGCAATTGAAGATAGACAAACTCGACAAGAATCAAGCCGCTATGATGGGCTACTTCGATACGATCAATAAGAATGAGCAAACGCTCAAGGACGACTTACAAAAGGTTTACAATGAGTTCAAAGGTATCAAAGAAGCCCAAAGGCGATCCAATCGCCCCAAAGCGTAGAACACTCTTCGACCACGTTAAGCAGATTCGGGAAGTTAAAGACCCGAACTACTATAATAACTTGTCCGAAGATGACCGAAAGTCGTTCAATCACTTTATGATTGTCCGTGCGCTGTCTATGGATGCTTCCATTGTGGAAGAAATGGCACAGCTTTATCAGCTTTTTGACAAGATACCCTCGCCTCAGTTTTATCAATTGCTTGTTGCGTTGGTCCCACAGGATCGGCGTTACTACCCTTGGATTAAGTCTAAGAAATTGCATCACAAGAAGGAGTTGCTTGAACTTGTAGCCAAGCGATTCAAGATTTCCAAGTTCGAGGCTAATGATGCCGTCAATTTGTTGTTGAGGACCGAAAACGGTCAAGGAGAACTGGTAAGCATCTGTCGGGCGTTTGGACTGAATGAACAAGAAATCGAAGCGGTGTTCGACGACAAACATGATGAATAATTTCAGTAGTTTTTTCAGTATTGAATAATACTTATAGGTATGGGAAGATACAGGAAGTATGTGACCACGAAAGACTGCCAACAAGCAAAGCAAAGGTGGAACCATGAGTATTATATCCGAAACAAAGAACGAATTGACCAACGAGCAAAAGAACGATACCACGAAAAAGTGGGAAAGGGTATGCCCGAAATGTAATGCCTCAATCTCATATAAGAGATATTGGGACTGGGTGTATGGGAGTCATAATGGTGGGAATTGTAAAAGGTGTGTTGCTATAGAAAATTCGAAAAAATGTAAGGAAATTTTTCGGGGGAAGGGGAACCCATTTTATGGAAAGAAACATTCCGATGCTACTCGCAGAATAATGTCCGAGGTTGATAGGTCTTGGATGTTTGGGTCGGAGAATCCGATGAAGGACGAAAAGACAAAAAAATATTTTTCGGTACTATATACGGGTCATGGTCCTATGTCTGGAAAACATCATTCGGAAGATTCTAAGAGAAAATTATCTGTAGCAAATAGCGGAAAGAATAACCCAATGTATGGTAAACCATCCCCATGTGGGTCTGGAAATGGTTGGGCGAATTGGTATAGGGAAAAACATTTTAGAAGTTTGAGGGAACTTCAGTATTACATAAGTGAGGTAGAAGGTCATAATGTTGTATGTGAGAGTGCTCAGAGCAAACAATTCAGAATACCATATAAAGATTGGGCGGGAGTAGATAGAACATATAACCCCGATTTCTTCGTGGATAATCATTGGCTAGTGGAAGTCAAACCACAAAAATTGTGGAATACTAAGACAGTAGTATCCAAGAAACTTGCTGCGGAAGAATTTTGTAGGTGTATGGGTTATGAATACAAACTTGTGGATGTAGGACTAAATTCATTGCTGCTCAAAGAAAAATATCTCAACGGAGAAATAAGATTTGTAGATAAGTATAAATCTAGGTTTGAGAAATATATAGGAATTATATAGATATGAAGGTAATAGGAGTTTCAGGGTTTGCTCAGTCAGGTAAAGACACTTTTGTCAAGATTTCCATCGACATTCTCAAGAAGAATGGATACACCCCAATGCGGGTAGCATTTGCGGATATGCTAAAGGATGAAGTTGAGTCTATGTTGCAGAAGAATGATTTTAAAGCAACGGTGAAAACTGATGATTCTGCTGCTAAGACTCTTATTCGTCCACTTCTGGTGTGGTGGGGATGCCAGAGACGGCATGAGACCGAAGGGGGTCTATATTGGGTTAATGAAGTGGATAAACAACTCCAGGACATTATCAATGATACCCAGAGCGGTGGAGCATCAACCGAACGGATGGTTGTCCTTGTCTCCGATGTTCGATTTCCGAACGAGGCAAAGTGGGTTCATGAGAAGTGGAATGGCTCGATAATTCATTTGAAAAAGTATTCTATTGGTAAGGAACGAAAGGTTCTCGGTGGCGATTGGGAGGATGTCAAATACTATGACAAAGCACCCAATGAGGAAGAGTCCAAGCAAGACCCCTTGGTGGAAGCACAGTCCGACGTTAAGACCGAATGGGAAAGTAAGGGGCACAAAAACGCTACGGCGGCTGCGGTGGAACAAGACCTCCAAAAGGTGGTATGGGAAGCTCTCAACCAGACCAAATACTTCAAACACCCTACTATCGGCACACTATCCCTATAAGGGAACCATTGTCAAGGTAAAAGCTTATTTGCCGGTCATCCGTCTTGGCAAGTATATCAGTCTTGAACTTCGGGATGACATTTTTAACTGCATTCATGTATATCATGGTGCAGTTGTCGTATAGTTTCTTCTTGTCTTCCGCTTTCCAGCAGTTGCACATCTTACCTAACTGGTCCACACAAAACACGATTTGCTGGAAAGCCATGTCTTTCATCTGCAATCCTGTCGTCTGAATTAAATTGGAAAACTGAGTTGCATTTCGAATATCCATATTCTTATCCTAACAGCTTGTCGGTTACGAGGAACAGAATAAGTCCAAACATGATGTAAATGGGTGCGAGATAGAAGTGGGTCAACAGTCCGAATCCAATGCCCCACCATACCGCTTGGCATATTGGGCACGTAACGAGGCGAATAGCGAAACAGTCGTGCTTTTGGCGTAAGAAGTTGTTGTAGGTCAGCATTACGTCGTCACGCTTGGCGGCTTCATACCCTTTATAATCGGACATGGCATTAAGTCGAAGTAGTTTGGTGTACTCCAACCAAGCGTCAGTCCGGAACCATATCAACAGAAGTAATGCAATGAGGCAGATAATGACCATGCCTATAAATATTACAGGAAGGTCAGTTTCGTCTCGTCGATGGGGGGGTTCGTGGCGTAGATATTTTCTTGAAGCTTTGCGGGGTTGGTGGTCAGAAATCTTTGCTTAAGACGCTCCGCATCTTGAGGACGGGATACATGTAAGAACTCCCCCCACTTTTCCTTAAACCTCGTGAGTTCTTTCATGTCATTTTCTTGCCGAATCCTATCCCGTTCTTGGTTCTCTGGCTTCCACCATTCGATTCCTCTAGATGATGTGCAAGTAAAGTGGTAAACTATTGCCTCCCATGTTTGTTTAAGTTCATACCCTTTAAGAGCGAACCGGAGAGCAATGTCGCTATCTTCCCGAGACTTGATGAAGCTAACATCATGCCCTCCAATATTGTTCCACAGGTGCTTGTACAGCGTGAATGGGGCAAAGAAGTAGTTGGTCAGCTTATTGGGTTGTTTGTTGGCCTCAGCGAAGCGCAGGAAGTCCTCATACTTGAACTCTTTCGGAGTGAACCCAAAATTACGAACATAGGTTACTTCATTGTCAGATTGAGAGTGAAGGGGAGGTTCTACTCGGGTAGAACACAGAATACGATTATCGGTTATATGGGACAGAAGTTTCTTATCATAATTTAAACACACTATTTGATCAGATTGGATATATGATACTATGTCTGTTTTGGCGTTAGTGAATAACCAATTAATATTTGACGCATATCCGATGGGGTTGCCATTATTCTTTACAATGGTTAAGTTGGGAAATGATGGCTTCATTTCTATTAACATTTCGGTAGAATTTTGGTTATCCGAATCCACAAAAATCATTATGTTGTGCAGGTTAACATCAATGCCATTGAGAAGCGACTCCATCAGTAATGCAACATAATCTTTTTCGTTTTTGGATGTGTTTATACAAAATGTTATTTTATTCATAAATTATCTTCCATCCATGGTGAGATTTTCGGGTTCCCTTTATTATGTGCCCTACGTGCGATTTATGCAAATTATATTTTGTATATAAATCATATTGTGTAGATTTTATGACCCCATGTGATTGGTGTGAAAACGTATATATGTTATGGTCGAAGAATGGATTGTTGTGTCCTGTCGTAGCGGCACGAAGTTTCTGTTTGGTTTCTTCGGACTCTAATTTTTTCCCAAAATTATAATTTTTACTTCCTTGTTTTGATATTCTAATTTTTTGATTTCTTTCCTTCGTGTATATTTTTTCTTTTAATGATGGGAATTTTACAAATTTTTGTTTTGCTGAATTGGACATTTTCTTTCGTGATTCCTCTGAAAATTTTAATCCTCTCCGTGGAGAATTGACATCTAATCCCATATTATAATAAGACTTGGGGGATGATTTTACTAAATCAAGACATTTCTGTTCTTCTATATCAAGATGTTCTATTAAGCATTTACAATGAATAGTAAAATTGAAATTTTCTTTCCCGTATTTATTCCACGCTCTTTGAAGATGAATATTTTGATGTTTATTATTTATTAAATCTATTTGGTGGCGTCGGAATCTCAACATTATGTTTTGTGATTGTCCAAAATATGATTTCCCATTAATATTATTGGTTATTTTGTAAATTCCGCAAATTCTCCCCTTCTTTTCTCTCCCAATACTTTTGCATTGCGGCTGCGTTGAGTTCAGATTTGTGTCGGTGATAATAACGTTTAGCACGGCGACGCTGTTGTTGGAGCAATTCGTCTCGTGTTCGGTTAAGTCGGCGTCTTCCCATAAAATTGAGGTATTGTCCATGTTCAATAAATATCACGTCATAGAATAAAACGTCATATTATTTCATGTCAGTTTCAATACGGTGCGGCGGATGCCCTCTTCCAATCCAATAAGCTTGAAGTTCTCGTCAAGCATTTCCATCCTACGGATGAAGTAGCCATTGCCCGTGTAGGGGTTCCCAATATCCATCTCTCCGAGTTTGATGGTCGGCTCGAACTTGCCCATATGCTTATGAATCAAGCTGGCGATGTTCAATAGTGACATTTTGTCCTTATACACCAAGTTGATGTCTCGGGGACAGTGCTTGTGCTGAATGATATAGTCAATGACCGTGTAGATGTCATCTAAGTAGAAGTAGTCCATCATCTTCTCCTGATGGATGTCTATTGGCAACCCACGTTTGAGATTGAGGATGCTTGCCTTGATGAAGCGGGTGGGGTCATCATCCCAATTGAAGCATCCGAAGAGTCGCAAGACGTAAGTCATTGTGAATGATTCGAGAGCACGGCGAGTAATAAGGTTCTTGGACAGCCCATAGGGGTCGGATGGATACCTAGATTTGACTTGGTTCTCACATATTTCTTCAATGGGAAGTCGTCGGTCAAATTCGGCTCCAGACCCGAAGACAAAAATTTTGTCAAGGCGAACGTCGGAATGAAGACCGATCTGTTCGATGGTGTCCCACATTTTTGTGTTTTCCATGAAGACGGTATCCCAATCGTCTTGCTTGGTTCGTTTCCCTCCCCGTGCGGCAGCGTGGATAAGGATGTCGGGCTTCTCTTTGAGAAAGTACTCTAAGGTCATTTCCTTATTTAGCAAATCCATCTCAGTGCGGGCTGGTGCCACGACTTCATATTCGCCATTCTCGAATAATGGGCGAAGGTTCCGGGCTATGTATCCCTGACCACCTGTGATTAGGATTTTCTTCATCTTCGTAAACTTATGAAACTTGGAATTTCATTGTGAATGAACTCGTGTAAATATTCTTTAGTTATTTCGTCTTTTGTTTCTGGCCAATATTGCTTAATATTGGGGAGTGTGGTTGAAAGAATTGATTTAGCTTCTGGAAGACAATGTGTTATCCCACACTCTTTATAATCCATATCTCTTCCTGCACCTACCAATTTTAATGGAATTTTTTCGTCGTTAATATATAACTTATTGATTTCAAATGGTCTAAGCAACAAAAAAGGTGTAATATTGTATAGCACCGGAATCTTTCCACTTAATGCCATCCCACATGCAGCAGCAGTCATGGCAAATTCTGATGCTCCGAAACAGTAAAATCGGGTAGAGTGTTTTACACGAAGTTCGTCCCACATTGAATATCCGAGGTCTGCGGTTAGAACATAGATTCTATCATTATTACACATCAGGTCGGACAGGATTTTGGCGAATGTTTTTTTCACTTTAGTAATTGTATTGCTAACTGATAATCATTCTCAGTCATTTTGTAGTAATGGGCATCAATGCTGTTAAGAAAAGGAAATTGATTTGAATACGTGTGAATTATCCGTATCGTTTTATCAATATGTAATAGTTGTCGGCTGAATGTATCTCTGTTAATGCAATCGTAGGCACTCATTCCGTTAACGTTGATATAGACAATAAGATTATTCACATTGAATTTAACCTTGGCAAGTAGTGCCTCGAATATGGAACCTTCAGATGCCTCTCCATCTGAAATAAGACAATAGACAGTTTCATTGGGGTTTACCATAGCATATCCAAGGGCAATGGGAAGTACACATCCCAAAGAACCTCCGGATGCCCATATTTTTCTGGTTTCATCTCGTTTAGGATGAATTCCGAAATCACATATTAGTTTATTGGCGTCAATGCCATAAAAATGTTCTAAGCAAACATATAATGCTAGTCCTGCATGTCCATTGCTTAGGAAGAATTTTTCAGTTTCTCTCTTTTGACGGAAGATGCCATAAATGATAGGTAAAGACGTTAATGTAGAACTCAAATGAGATAGATTGTGTTTGTATGTCAACTCAATTAATCGCATGGTTAATTTATTAAGCTCTTTATTTGGTATTTTACCTTTTCGTTTTATATCTTTTCCTCCAAAAGTTTCTGTGTTTTTATGACAATCAGCGCATACTGTTCTTCCGTTATTAACATCAAATCTAAGTCCTGGATATTGAGAGAAGGATTTAATATGGTCAGCATTGAGTTTGCCTCCACGTTCCCCACAAAAAAAGCAGGTAAAGTTATCTCTCTCAAATACCTTTTGTCTCCATTTTTTATACTCGGGCGACTTTCTTATTTTCTCGTTGATAGGAGTTATTCCTCCTTTCCAGTTATGATGCTCAGATTTAGAGTATTTCCCCTTACGACTATGACTTATTTTATCTATGGTTTGATTGGAGTGACGTTTACCATACCATGCTCCATGCGACCCAGTTTGATCTAGCAATATTTTTGATTTGGAGTATTGCCACCTTCCCTGACACTTTCGTGAACAGAATTTAGATTTTTCAATCTGATACGGATGTATCAAATATTCGTGTTTACATTCTTTGCAGATTGTTTTTACCATACGAATTTGTTCTTGTAGTATGCAACTATTTCTGGGAGTTCTTGGTCGATGTCACACTTATTGTTCCAACCGAGTTTGCGGAGTTTACTGTCGTCTAAGCTATACCGCAAATCTTGGCCATCCCTGTGATAGGTGAAATCACAAAAGGATTCAATCTTTGGATACTTATGTTCCAATCGCTTGTCCCAGAACGTGAGGTCGAGAATTTTTCCAACAACTTCCACATTCTGTAATTCGGCGTTTCCCCCGATATTGTAGATTTCGTTTTGGACTCCTGAGTGGATAATCGTGGTTATGGCACCTGCCGTATCCTTGGCGTGTAACCACGTTCTCTTTGGAGTTCCATTGTTGTGAAGAGGCACCTTGCGTCCGAGTTGTAGCAGTTTGCATGTCTTGGGTATGAGTTTTTCTGTGTATTGTCCAACCCCATAGTTGTTTGTGGGTCGGACGATAACATAGGGAACTTTGAAGGTTCGATTCCAAGCCAGAATCAGCATGTCCGCAGCCGCCTTGGTTGCAGAGTACGGGTTCGATGGCTTGAGAAGGTCAGTCTCTTTGTGAGCACCCTCTGAAATATCCCCATATACTTCATCAGTACTGAAATGAAGTAGAGTAGGCATACGAAAACGTTCCTTGCTCCGTACCAATTCCAGTAGATGGTGAACGCCATTTACATTTGAGTGGAGAAATTCCTTGCTGCTGACAATCGAGTTGTCAACGTGAGTCTCCGCTGCCGTATTGATAACGTAGTCGCAATCGCAGAGACGGTCTAAGCTGTTGATGTCGGCACGGATGAACTTGAACTTGTTCGGTCCATACGTCTCGAAGTCAGCCAGACGCTCTGGCTGTGCGGCGTAAGTTATCTTGTCCACGCCAATGACATGCCACCCCTCTTTGAGACAGGCTTCGGTCACATAGGCTCCAATGAAGCCTAGACATCCAGTTATGTACACAATCTTTCTCATTACTTGTGGGTCTTAAGTTTCAATACAAAATACCAGTTCCAGCTACGGCGTAGCTCTTCGGGCATTTCATCTTCGTTATCGGTCTTCGGATAGTCGGGTGTCTGCAAACAAGACGGATACACCGCTTCCATTTCCAACCCATGAATGTGCATGAAGTAAATGAAGTTGTCGTAGTCCCACAGCCCTCGGTATAGGAATTGGTGAGCCATGCGCCAATTGGGGACGCTGACAAACAGCACTGAGTTATGGTCCATCATACGCACCATTTGCTTAACCACGTTGGAAGGGGCAATTAGATGCTCCAAGGTGTCATTGATGATGATAAGGTCATAGACCAACTTCAATCCAGTTGGGTCTAAATCCACAGAGATGTCCTTCACGAAGAACTTGCCTTTGAACTTGTTCTCGTCAAAGTATTTCTTGGCGAAGGGCTTGTCCACAAGGTCATACTCCAGAGTCTTGGGAGGCGGCATAAGATTCTGAATCTTCTGGCTGAGGATTCCCGGTCCCGAACCGATTTCCAGAACCTTCTCTACACGATTCTCCATAATGACTTCTTTGAGCATTTGAGCCTCGTAGTCATAGCGGGAGTCCCATCCTTGTTCCTTAAGGCGAGTGGTATTCTCCCACTCGTTGGTTTCAAGGGTATCAATGTGCCATGCGTCGAACTTTTGTTCGAAGTCGTTGTGTTTTACACGGAAGATTGCCATATAACTTATGCGCTTAACTGTCTCATTATGTGCATGACTTCATGCACCGTTTGTTCAACATAATCCAATTGTTCCTCCGTAATCACGGGGCTGGTTCCCAAGAAAAGCGTATCTTTTGTAACCTTTGTTGCGACGGGATACCTTGTATGGGCATCATGCGTATCGTCCAGATACCTATAAGCGGGTTGGAGCAAAAGATTGCCTCCGAAGTAGTTTCTGGTCTGAATCTTGTGTGCTTCCATAGCACGAGTGAAGTCAGAACG